ACTAAATCTACATTCAAATCTGCAGTCCAAGTTGCCCATTCATCAATCCTTACTCCAAAGAAATTTGGAATCCATTCAACACTATCATTTACTTCAACAATTGTAAATAATCCAACTGTTAAAACATCCCCCTCCATCCAATCTGAATTATGTATTGTTTCCCAGACAGGTAACCATTCCCAATGCCATCCATCAATAACCATTATGCAAGTTTCATTTCCTGTTGTTTGATTTGTATAACATTCTTCAACCCAATCGTCTACTTTTGTTTTTTCTGTTGTTTTAAATTTCCATTCATAATCACGATTAAATTGTCCATTACCATTTCCACCATTACCATTTCCACCATTACCATTTCCACCATTACCATTTCCTCTATGATATAATTCTAATTCTTTAAATGCTTGATTATAATCGTCAAAGACAGCCATATTAAATTGTGCTACTTGTCCATATCCAGCAGGAACCTTTTCATGTAATGAAGAAGTTAATTGTATTGTAGCAATATCTGCGCCTAAACCAAACCCATTAACGATTGTCATTGTTCTTGTGTTTGGGTCATACTGTCCAACGTTATCAAATTCAAATGCACTTACAGTTGCTAATAACAATATTCCCATAATCATTAAGATTAAAAATTTCTTATTCATCTTTCAAAACTACTCCCGCTTCTAAACTTTCCATACATTATAATTCCAGTAAGGATTATTATTCCAAGTAATAACAAATCAAAGTTAGTCACAATGAAATCAGTTATCGGAAGATCTAAAACTTCTGTTGCAAATGAATCCAATCCGAATATTGTTGAAATTGGAGCTGTAACTGTGTGGGAAAACATTAATGCAATTATTGCACTTATGAAGTAGAACAATGAAAATATTGGATGACTATCTACCATGAAACTAAATACAAATAACATTATCACATTCACTAAAAATCCAATTGCAATTAACCAATCCCAGAAATTAAGAAAAGTTGTGTGAACGAAGTCCACATTAGTTGATGCATCAGGGGAAGTGGTGTTTATTGCTCCAGAGAACGCAGTTAAGGAAGTATTTACTACTTTCAACATAATTGGTGCTAGAATTAATAAAGCTACAACTGCCACTATGAAATAAATCACGTCTGTTTGTCCTTTAGTATTTACCATTTACAACTTTCTCCCAATCTTTTATATTAAATCTCATATTGGATCTTGATAACTCTAATGCAATATATCTTTGAACACTTACTTTTGGGGGTGGAGGAACTCTATGTCCAGCATCTTTGGATAATTCAATTTGAACATTTCTCCTCTTTGTCCCATTTATCGCTTCCATTAATTTCCTTGAAACTTTAAAGGTACTATAATCTTTTTCTTTATTCATTTGACTTTAGTCCTCCTTTAACATATGAAATGAAAAATGCAATTATTGGGAGGATAACCATTGTTAAACCACCAACTCCAATTAACCAAACTAAAAAGTCGTCTATGAAAGAATTACCCAAATATGTTTTTCCTAGAATATAAGCTGCAAACATAACAAAATAAGTTGAAACATTTATTATTAAATCATTTGCATCAAAATCCCATTGTATTAAGTGAAAGATTGTGTAAAGTAATAATCCTAACATTCCTCCAACAAAGATTAAGAAAATTATAACAAACATATTAATGGTTGAACCTGCGGGAGAATCGTTCCCATTTGCGGTTACGTCAAAAAAGAAACATTCGGTTTTGACTACTCCGTCCTTGTCACCTTTGACCCCAAAAAAATATCTCCCTTCAAGTTGTGGAGAATAAGTATAAGAAAAATGTATGTCGGACTTACTCATTGCACTATTATAGGGAATTGAAGTCCCATTTGAAATGGTGATATATGTTAAATTAACATAACTACAGGTTGTACATACCTGTGTAAGTTCAATTGAATCGTTCTTCATAATTGGATCAGAAAACTGGGAACAATCCCTTTCGGACGCAGAAATCAACGGAACACAAAGTAAGGAGAATACAATTAGGAATAAGACAACCTTTTTCATACATTAGTTACTATCTTGTTATTTAAATATTTAAGTCTTTTCTTGAATCAATTATTAATTTATATCCCACTGCGATTATACATAACCCGGAAACAAAGGGATTTATGAATTGAGTAAAACCAAAACAGATTAAACTAATTCCAATGATTCTTTTGGTTTTTGGTTTAATGTGTTCATATTTTTTGAAATACTTTTTTATTATTTTGTTTGTATCTATTTTCATTGATACATATCTTTTCCTATTAAAAAGTATTCATTTAACTTAACTTTGACATATAAGTCTTTTCCTACTTTTACATAAAAATCACTAACTCTTTCATTAACAAATGCTGGTTTGAATTCTAATTCTCCTTCTTTGGCAAGTTCTTCAATTGTTTTTGTTTTCTTTTCCATCTTTTTTTGTTTTCCTCCAATCTGTTCTATCGCAATCCTTACAATAACTTGCTCTCCATTCTTCTCTAAAAAATTCTCCGCACCTCTTACAAGCCCTGAGATATATTTTCTTTTTACTTCTCATTTGATTAAATTTGTTATGATCCTCATTATTACAAAACTTATTATTAACAAGGATAAAACTCTTGTAACTAAATTAAATATAACTATCTTTTTTATACCTTTCTTTTTCTTTTTGATTTTCTCCATATTATTTTCCTCAAATCTCTGTTTTCTTCTTTCAACTTATTCACTTGTATGCACCTGTAATTCCATATTGCTACAAGTCCTATGCTTATTGCTACTTGAAATAGAAATATTACAAACCAAGTTGATTCAGGTATAATCATTGTCCAGTTCATTCTTCTTCACCTACCATTGAGGATGCGAATTGTTTTTCCTTTTCATTTTGACCATAATCCTCATCAAAAATTAGAGAGGTATCTGTCTCTAATAATCTTGCTACTTTAATTCTCATATAGGTGGGCATTTTCCAAATTCCCCAAGAATAAAAATACCAGAGTTGTGGAGAAACTTCCATTTTTTTATAGAACTTCGGTTTATTGAATCCTTTATTCTTAATCAAAGTATCTAATCTCATTTTCAAGAGGTGATTTTTTGGATAAATATATTTTTCTTTTGGCATTTTATTCACTTCCTCCAGACAAGGCGTCAAGACACTCTGGACAATAATGAATATCTCCAGCCCATTCAGTTCCACAAGTAATATTATCTGGATTCTCTTCTGGGAAACATCTCTTTCCACATCCTTTTTTACTTACCATTATTTACCACTTTCTGTTTAATTGTGAATTGTCTTATTTTTTGAGCAAAGATTGTATCTTTAATTGTTAAAAAGATTACTGCAATTATTAAAAATGGAAATCCTATATTTATTTTATTATTAGCAACATAAATTATCCCCCAAACTAATAAAGGATATGCTACAACTCCAAACCAATTAGCATAAGTCATTCTTTTTTGACCTCTTCTTTAGTTTCTACGAAATTATTACAACCACAACCTTTTCCACCATAAGAACAAGGGATTGGTTCACCTTTTTCTGTGTGGTCAAATCTTGAATGATTACAATTGGCACATAAATCAAGAGGAGATTCTTCTTTTTTCTGTAAGGCGTCAATTCTTTTAGGCATTTCACAACAATCTTCTTCCTTTGATTCTTTCCCTAATTGGACTGCAAACTTTACCGTTTCTTCAACTATCTTAAGTTTATGATTACAATTTGGACACCTAGTCATCTTTCTTCTCCTGTGCAACATCAATTAAACCTCTAATAGTTTCTTCATAAGATTGTCTTGGATGAATTTTAAATTCATCTAGTAATTCTTTTGTTTCCTTTGTTATTTTTATTGTTGTGTTTACCATAGTATAATAGAGTATACCCAAGTATATAAAGGTATTGTTTTTAGTTCGGTTTTGTGATAAATTATGAATTGTTGTTTAGCTTACGCTATTTAGAAATAATTTTTAAAAGAAAAATGATTATTTTACTTTTACTATACTCATATACTTTACCCCTGCTTTTTGTAATAATTTCTTTTTTGTTTTTGCTTGTTCCCTTGTATATGAACGATTAAGAGTTTTACCTTTTCTCTTTACTAGAAAATTTCTTTCTACCATTTTATTTATTTCCTCCCTTACAATTTTGTTTTAACATAATATTTATAGTAATTTGAATTTTAAATATTTAACTATTTTTTATCTCCATAAATATTTATTGATTTATCTTTAGTTTTCTTTTTATGAAATAAAACATATCCCCAAAGAAAACCACATATTAAACCAGTAAATAATCCTAAATAATAATTAATCATTGTTTCTCCTTTGATGTAAAAGCCGAACTGATTCTCTCTTCAGCTATCTTAAAATATCCTTCATCTAATTCTATTCCTATAAAATCCCTATTGAGATTTTTACAAGCTACTCCAGTTGTTCCAGAACCCATAAAACAATCCAAAACAACATCACCTTCTTTTGAGGAATGTTTAATTATATTCTCCATCATCACGACAGGCTTAGGTGTTATGTGTCCTTGCTTTTTAGCTATTTCGTAGTTCCAAACTGAATGATGTGTTTTTTGATTATTAAATGTAAATCTCAAATCTTCATACTCCTCTCTCAAATCTTCATACTCCTCTCTCAAATCTTCATACTCCTCTCTCAAATATTCATACTCCTCTCTCAAATATTCATACTCCTTATCTTTGTTCAAATAATTTCTAATCTTTTCATACTGCTCTTTCATAATAAAAGATTTTCCAGTAGTCCAATTTGAAACACACCCAGTCATTCCCCCTGTTTTTGATGGGAATAGTTTTGCTATCTCTGATATTGTAACATTAGCTTTTTTAAATTCAGATAATAAATATTCTGCAACTGGATTAACACATTTTCCCATAATTTTACTTAACCCTGTTTCGTCCTGAAAGGTGTAATATAGACAATACTCTGCCATCTTTTGATAATTCCTTAACATCTCCACTTCTATAAATCCATCAAGAAATCCTTTTTTTTTACTCCCTTCAAATCTCTTATTCCAAACAATCATCTGTCTAAATATAAAGTTTGTATCTGATTCTATAATGTTCATAAGTTTGGAAATAGTAGGCATATTATTATGCCAGAAATAAAAGCTCCCATTATCTTTTAAAACTCTCTGAAGCTCTAAAAATACGTCCTTCATCCATTCCTCATAATTATCAATCTTATCCCAAGTGTCTTTTCCTATATTGTATGGAGGGTCTATTAGGATTAAGTCTATGCTTCCAGCTTCTAACTTCCTCATCTCTTCTAAACATTCTCCTTGTATTAATTCCATCAGTTCGCTTCCTCGTTATAAGCCGTAAAGATTTCTTTGAATAATGCAGGGGGAATAACTGATCTTTCCATGTTTCCTTTTATTCCTTGAGTTCCAGTTTTAGATCCTCTTGGGGCTGGTTCGTGATGACAATCTTTATTTCCATTCTTACAAGTCTTTGGTGTCCAATCTAAATTAGTCCATATATCTGTTGGTTTTGCTCTTGAATCTCCATATTGACAATACCATGCAGTTTTCCTATATTCTTCTGGTAAAAACCATCTTGCTCTTGCTCTGGGATTTTCTATAAAGAATATTTTATTATGTTCAATACAGAATTTAGCAATATCCCAACATAACCATAATAACTTTCTACCTTCAATAGCTTCATCTGTTTTAGGTTCTTTATCTGCTGTCCAATGGGTGTTCCCTGAAGCCATACTAAAGGTTGTGCATGGAGGGGACATCCAAACTATATCTGCTTCTTCAATTTTATTAAAAAATTCTTTCATTGTAGCATAGCTTATTTTTATAGTTAAGTCGTTATCAAACTTTATTTTATTATCTACGCAAAAGGTTTCATGTCCTAGTTCTCTTGCTACTTTACTAAAAGATTGTGTTCCTGCAAATAGTTCTACTGTTTTCATTTTCTCTTCTCCTTTTGTTCTTTTTGTGAATTTAGAATTATTAAATCAAAAGTTCCAGATAAAATTTCGGAAGGATATATTTTGAATTGAATTTCTTTATCTTTTTCCAAATGTCTAATTCTATTCTTTATTTCATATTCTAAAACAGCCCTACTACAACAATTTATTATCATTTTGATTTCACCTGTGTCTTGTTAAGCGAAGTCGCTTTAGAGTGTTTACACGCAGTTTCAATTATCCTATTTACTACATGGGTAGCTGAAAGTAAATGAGCATATTTTCCCCCATTACGATTATAACTTTCAACATATCTTTTCCATTTTTCTTTTAATTCTTTTGCGAACTTTTGTGAATTTATTTCATGTTCAATCATTTTTGACTTTCCTTTAACATTTTATTTAACTCTTGAGTAATTATCTTCAATTGTTCCCTTAACATTCTATGTTTCAATGTAAGTTCTTCAAACTTCTTTTCAAGAACCGCAAATTTATTTTTTGGTCGATGTTTGGATTTCTCAATACAAGCTTCACAAAGTTTTCCCGTCGAGGATTTGGGTCGGAACTGCACCTCACACCTTGCACATGGTTTCAAGAATCTCTTTCTTACCTTCCCAGTTTTTGCACCAATCATTTTTCCCCCCTTGGAATTAAAAGTAAAAAAAAACAGGTGTTCTTGTCGTAAGAATAACCAATCGTAGTAATTTCTTTTGGGTTAAAATCTTTAATTTGTTCTTTCAAATTCAAATCGAATTCAAGTTCTGGGATTGTTTTCATAATCCATTCTCCTCTCTATCCCAATCATAACTATTTTGAACTTCCGCAGATGCAGGAGAGTTTTTCTTCTCAACTGCATTTTTGCAAAAGTAATCAACCTCTAGAGATGGTGATTTTACTTGGACTGGGTTCATTTGAATAACTCCTTTAACCAATTCCAAAATTTACCTAAGAACCATTTGGATTTTTCTGTTTTTATTTCTGGAATTTCTAAATCTCCAATATTATCAAAAGCAGTTGCATTATTCTCTAAATATTTAATCTTTTCAATAAATTCTGTTACTGTAACATATTCAGTTACATTTCTATTTACATATTTTGTCCTGGAACTTCCACTATGATGAACTACTACTGTTTTTACTTCTTGTTCTTTCAAATAAGTTAAGACTATTTTAAATTCATCTGGACTAATACTTTGAGGAATTATGATTTTTGCATGAGTTAAATTTGATTCTAAACCAAATTCAGTTACATTAATAAAAGTTGAATTATCAATTACAGACAAAGTTATATCACTTGATCCAAAGTTATGATTAACTTCTAAAGTTTCTCCAGGAAAGTATGCACTAGCTAAAGTTAAGAACATTATTCCTAGTATTATTGTTGCTATTTGTTTTTTCATTTTATTTCTCCTTTGTATTTTTTGAATATAAATGGAGAGACTTTCACTCTCCTGCTTTTGATTTAAAAAAATCTAAAATAATAATATTTGAGGATTTAACCTCGGATTACACTAATTGCGATTTCACAATCATTTACAACTGGTGCATCTTCTGGGACTACAATTTGATATCCATCAGTTGCAGCTCCTAGTCCTAAGACAGTTCCAGATACTGAATTTTCTCCAAATGCGTAAACACAATCTGCATAATTATCTAATCCAGTTACAATTTCATTTGAAAGTGTATAAGTCAAATCTGCTTCTCCTAAATTGTTTAATCTAGCACAAAGCATTCTTCCTTCTCCTGGATATAAACCATCCAAATCAATTGTTCCAGTTAATGGTAACCATTCAGTTGCATCTGCACAATCATTTCCATTGTAATTACCTGCATCTCCAATTATTGAATATTCGATTCCGTCAAATGCTTCATAAACATCTGCTTGGATAACGAAAGTATTAACAACAAAACCTGTTGCAAATACAAAACCAATAGCTAAAAATGCAAACAATGGGATCATAAACAGCTTTTTCATTTTCTTTTTTGTTTCAATTTCTTGTTTCATTTTTAATTCCTCCCTTACAATTGTTTAAATTTCTCATATGAAAACTCCCATATCTTCTAATTCTTTAATAACATTCTTTCCTTTGTCTTTTGGGGTTTTCTTCTTTTTCTTGGGATTGAGAATTTTGGAAATATTCTTAGAAACATTCTTGTTAGTTGGATTTTTATTTACCATTTATATACTCCTTAATTTCAAATTCAATAATCATTAACTTATACTGTTCAGTTAAGTCTTTCATTTCTCCAAGTGTTTTATTTAAATATTGATTCATTTTGTTATACTTATTATTATGTTAACTTGTTTATATACATTCCTTTTAATTCTCAAATGACAAACCTCAAATTGTATCTTGATTCAAGGTAATACATTTCTTGGTAGGAAGGTAAGGTGAATTGTTTGTTCAGTTTCATTTCCTCCCGTTCAATTAACTCCCATGGAGTAATCAAACATTTACACTTTGAACAGTATACTTCGATATTATTTCCGTATACTTCGATTGTGTTGTGGGGACATTTGTAGGTTAGTTTCACTTACCTAACAACTCCATTTTCCTCTTTGCTTTCTCAATATCTAAAGTAACTTCAATTCCTTGACTTAATCTTCTCTTATCTACAACTAAACCTAATCTCTTTAATGCTTTTCCAACCCATTTTTCATTAATCCACTTCTCTTCAAAATCTTCTACATTACCCAAAAAGTTTCTAAAGATTGTTGTAATGTTTCTAATTGAATTATAACCTATGTCTTTATTCATTTTTGAAACACAATGAAATAAAGAAACATCTTTACTTTCAACCATTTCTTCTTCTCTTTTTTCTTTGGATAATGTTCCTGCAACTTTTAATACATCTTGAAACACTTCTTCTCCAAATTCTTTTGCAATTAACATTAAAGGGAAGAATAATTCCAGATTTCTACCGTTTATACCTACACCATCTATACACTCGAATAACACTAAATCCTCTCTCTCAAGTGTAGTTAGTGGAGTTAGTGTAGTGTAAGTAGTATATGTAGTTGGTGTATTATATTTCATTTTTACCCAATTGTTCCATTTTTCTATATACCTTCTGGTATACACTACACTACATAACTGCACTAAATCCTTCTCAAGTGAACTTTTTACCATTAAAATCTCTTCTTTTACAAAAAAATCCTCAATTAACCGCATAACATCTTTTCTTTCCGATTTTTCAAGAACTATTGTAATACACCTATCTCCAAGTACTTCTTCCATTCCCCAAATGTTCGCTAATGCGATTGGACGGAATGGTTCAAACTCTTCAATCTGCATTTCAGAACCTTCTTTTGTATTAACTTTCTTAATTCTCCTAACCTTTGAACCTTTTTTATATGCAGAATTTAATAGTTCACGAGTTCCTTCTTGCCCTTTTCTAGTCATTCCCTCATATTCATCAATACCTAAAGAGTGTCCTTTTGGGTAACGGAAGAGAACTGCTTCTGTTGGAGAAGAAAGAACATCTCCTTTGTAAGCCATACTCATAATTAATTTTAGTGTTTTAGTTTTTCCAGAACCCCTCATTGCATTAATGAAAAGGTATGGGTAAGTATTAAATTGTTCGTGCATATAAGTTCCGATGATCCATATTGCAGTTAAAGTATAATATTCTTCACTCATATCAACATACTCTTTTAATACAGCTTTAATTCTGTTATATGTTTTCAATAAATACTTTCTTTGTTCTTTCTTTTTCTCCTCTTGATTCCATTTATTAAGAAAAACTTTATCTTCTTCTTCAATTTCTTGTGCAGGATCAATAACAAATTTTATTGATTCCCTAAATTGTTCTTTGTTTTCTTCCTTAACTTTCAAGAGTTCAATTATTAATTCCCCTCTAAAATCTTCTGTTAATGGAAGTTTAACTCTTTGTTCTGGAAATTGTTCTACTGTAAAATCAACCTCTTTTTCTTCACTCATTCCTTCCCCCTCTCTTCAAAAACACCATCGTTTCTAATTTCAAATAATGAAACTCTAACGTCTCCCAATTTTCTTTCTTTAATTAAAAATAATGTATCGGTTAATTTTTCAGTAATGAATCCATTAAGAAATATATGTATTCCTTTTTCATTAGTTCTTCTAAGTTTTAAATGAACTTGAATCTTTTCTTCAAAGAAGAATTTTAATTTATCCAAGTTAGTTCGTTCGTCTTGTGTCAAGTTTTCTGTTGTCATATTTACTACAAACTCCATTTCTTTTTAATAATTTCTAACTATTATAAAGTTTTAATTTTCTTAGTAACTTTAAAATGACAATAAGAAAAATCCCCACGGAGAAAAGAACGGGAGGTCTAAAGCCCGAAACTCCACGGGGAACTATGATAACCCTGGGTTAGTTAAGAGGTGACAAATCTACCCAGGGTTAAGTATGAAATGAAGGGAGAGGATGTTTTATAACGATAAAAGTGACTATACCGACCAATCCCTCTTTATCCCTCCGTGATTGATTATTATGTTTTTATTTTTGTTTGTTTCATTTTTTGTTGTTAAATTCAAATCTGGCAGATTTTGCATTTTCTACATGACGATCTATATCATTAAAATAATCTTCATTTATTTCAGCATCATCAAAAGCCGTATAAAATCTACCCTCATTTTTGGGATAATTATGATAATTAGAAATTGCACAATTTGTTGAAAGTAAGGTTATATTTAATTCTTCGCCAGGATATTCATAAAATTCTCCATTACAATAGTAACCTGTTTCTCCAGAACCATCTATCAATGGTTTTCCATAAACATCTATATCTGGGAAAATAATTTCATAGGGTTTTCTTTCAGGAATTCCAGACAAAATAATGCAATGTTTATGTGTCCCTTTTACTAACAGAGCAACTTTATCCATCTCATCTTTATTTAATTCTGTTGGTTTTACCTCTCCCCACATCTCTAATTCTGGAAACCAAAAATCTGGTAGATAATTTATCCCATTTCCAAAATTAAATCCTTCTTTTTCATATTCCCATTTTAAATCCATTGAATCAAAATAAACTGCCCACCTGGCTTCTAATCTTGACCTAAAATAATATCCTTTATATTTTGTATTAATTGCTTTTATTTTCATTTTTTAACCTCCTTTCAGCTATATTTGAAAGGTAACATGTTTTTAAGAGAACATGCAAACTCCCTTGCCTCGCCTTGCCATGCCTTGCCTTGCCATGCCCAGCCTAGTGAATATGAATGGAGAGAGTAATTTCTTACTCTACTTACTCTCTCCGTTCCAAGTCTTTCCTTGGTGTCCACATTACCTAAAATGCAGGTAGTCAATTTTTTATGGAGTTAGCTACCAACTGCTCCGAAGCGGGAGAGCAGGATTTGAACCTACCTCATAAAGAACTACTTTACTTACCAATTGTTTCGAGTTAGTTAAACTCAACTATTTCTCCCGCATAAATTAATAATAATAATAAATTATTTAATTGTTTCTGTTGAAACTTATTCTGATAAAGCAACAGAATATTTAGTAGCTTTACCTTCTCCAGTCTTTGTTACTTTAACAAATTTTAAGTCGGGTTTCAAAGCTAACATTTTCTTAATCTCTTCAAGAACTGTCCACGCAACTCTGTATTCTTGTTCATTAACAACCATAACTTTGTAGGTATAACTTTCTCCATCCTTATTTTCCCCATGTCTAGTTTCAATTGGAAAAGACAAATCCGCTCTATCTAAGTCTGTTATGTTTAGCGTTCTTTTTGGCTCATATGCCTGTGCTTCTTCTTTTAATGATGACATTTTTATTTACATTTCCTCCTTTGCATTTGTATGAATCTCTCTGTAATTAAAACTATGTGTCATGATAACTCCTACAACCATCCCTAGGAATAAACATACTGTACATTTAAGTAGAACTATTTCTGATCCTGTGAAGCTCATTGTGGTAATCCCTCCAAGAACTTCTCATTTAAATCTGTTTTGTGTTCTTTAACAATTTTCTTTTTCTTAATTCTCAATACTCTTTTGATTCTTTCAAGAGGTTCAAACTTTCCCTTTCCATTCTTGAAACTATCATAACCATACTTAGACTTCAAGAAATCACCCTCGCCCTTACTCAAATAACCCCCAAGAAACTCCCCAGGTCTATTCTGTGGAGTGTAAATAGAATTAATGGGTAATTTTACACTATTGTTATTAATCTCTGGGAGATTTTTTAATCTCTTGTTAAGTCTTTCGTCATTTTTTCTTTTATAACAAATATGACATAGAAGTCTTTCTCCATGAATTTCTTTTCTTAGTGAGGAGAATTGGTGGGTTCTTCCACACCTCTGACATAATACTTTTTTTCTCATCTTTTAATTGACCTCACTTTTCTAGGACTCTTCGCAGTTTTGTTAAAGTAACTTCTATAATCAATAACTTCTTGTTCTTTGTCATCCCAAATTTCATAGAATTGATCTAATCCAAAATCCAAAGAAGAAATATATTGTTGTGCGGCATTTGCAGAAGAAAAATCACAGGTAAAAATTTGGTTTTTTTGTTTACCTAAATTGAAGTTTACTCGTCTGATCTGCAATGTATCTGCATCAACAACATGGAATCTTTTCATAGATTTATAGAGAGTAAATACTATATAAAAGGTTATTATAATTTAAGAATTACAACAGTTATTCAAGTTGATCAATGAACGATTCCATTGTTGTCATTTGACTTATACTATCTCTTAATGCTAAAGTTTGTTCGTATTTTTGAATTCCTTGATTCAGAGCAGTTACATAAGTTGGTGTAATAGTTCTTGTTGTATTTTCATCAATGTTGTATGTGTATGCTTCTGTGTTTGTTACAAGTAATCCTACGCAAGTAGTCATGTCTACAAGA